TTCATTAAACACCCTATTCTCTTGGCAAACGCTCCCCTGAGAGCCTTGCTTCCAACCAATCATAAATTCTAAGCGACATCCAAACTATAGTCAAAAGGGACGCCAGTGGTGGCAAAAACTGCACCAAAGTACCAAACGCAGCAGCAACTGCCAAACCGTCAGCAATATGCTTCACGTTATCCCCCAAATGATTAAGTATTGAATGAACGCTCATGCTTCATGCCTTTCGGGCCATATCTTTAGCACTTTATGCCTTAGCTGCCAACTGGGTATTGAGCTTGAGTCAATGCCCTTAGCTAAATTTTATGAATCGGCAGGGACAATCTCGCCTGTTGCCAAATCTACTTTGAATTGAGTGTCATCGACATTTTCATGCTTAATCCAATCCTCGCCCTCGCCAAGTTGCAAGTCAGCCATGCTTTCTGGGCAATTAACACACCTTAAAATATCACCATCTGAGGTTTTATATATCACCATGTTAATCATTTCTTTGTCTCCAGCAATGTCACAACCCTACTGGTAACGCTGCCCACATTTGATGTGTTGCCTTCCGCAACTTGCAATTGATAGCTATGAGTCCCCGATCCCGGAGTATCCAATATATGCAGCATAAATTCGCCATCTATGAACACAGACTGAGACTGATTAACTAGAATTGGGCCGTATATAACAGTGCTGTTCCTTAGAAGTCTATACTCTATCGAGGGCGCTCCAGAGTCAGCATAATAAAAAGCAAAGAACCCAGCCCATATAGCTATAGGCGCACCCGTAGAAACAATGCTTGCTGATTGCACTGTTGTGAAGCTAGTTGACCCGCTAGTTCCAGAGGCAGTGTACGCGCTAACTGGTATGGTTACGGCGTTGTTTGTAATAGAGTCAGTAATGACTTTATTAGTGTTGACAACACCATCTGTTTTAATAGTTGAAGCAATAGTGTCAGCAGACCTTCCGGCAACTGTTGTCCCACTTGGAGCGCCAAGTGTAGCGTTGTCTTCAGGCTTATCACCATTGTCGTCAATGATCCCTGACCAATCAGCGGTTGTCCCAGCATCATCTATCCCAAGAATAAACGGACTGTTGAGCGGGTCATAGATCGTAGGCGCAGTTGGTGTTATGGGCGCAACGTCATCAGCGTCCCATGCGTAGATCGCAGCGTCCTCTTCGACCAACGCCATTGGTACTTGACCGTCAAAGCGGATCTCTTGGCTCACAACGCGGAATAGTTTGTTGACCCAGCCCAGCGCCTCAAGATTGACACGCACAACGTCACCAACCTGACAGCCCAATGCTTTGGCATTAAAGGTGGTTGAGAACATTCCGCGATACTGGTTGCGCTGTAGAACTTGCTTGGCAATGCGCTGGGCGCGGCGGCCATCTTCAACATATGGCAAATCAAGCGACATTACGCGCTCAACACCATCAGGTGAAGCAAAGCCCACCTCTGGATAGTCTACCATCTGATAAAGGCTGTTGTTTGACGGATCGACATAACGGCCACGGGCAATGTTGTAATTATCGGTCAGGCCACGGGTCTGCTGCCAACCAAATTCACCAATCATATCGCTTTCACTGAGGGTGAGGACATAGTCAGCAAGGTCATTCTTCATTGCCGTTACGGTCAACTTACCGCCATTGTCACGGAGTGTGCCGTTAATTGAGGACAGAAAATTGTTAATAATCTCCATACGATCATCAGCATCAGATGCCGTGCCGCTGGTGCGGTAACGCTTTTGCGTTCCACCTATCGCCAGAGTTACGTTCTCATCGCAGATGTTTGCTGCCGTGATAAACGAAGGCATATCAATGCGAGTGTATGGGACGCCACAGCCAACAGATAATTTGCCGTTGATCTTCCAGCCGAGCATCCACCAGAGCATCTGTAGAACTGGGTTATCGCAATCGTCCGCGTCGGTGTAGATGCCCCAAGTCGATTGATCTGTGGCGCGGTGTGATCCAGAGCCGCCGGGGACGGTGCTATCCTTGCGTGGATCGTAAAGAAGAGCGCCATTACCAACTATGGTCACACGGCTTGGTAGACCACCTGCAAGTGGGCTTTCCGCCTTCTTGCTGTTACCAGTGCGCTTGATGCGCAGATACACATAGGCGCAGCCCGTAAGGCGACGGGAAGAACCCCACTTGCCACCGCCGTTAATGGCTATGGTGTTTCCTGCCGTGCCTTCGGTGCGTATTTCGATTGTCAGATAGCCGGAATATGTCGCCGTGACGCCGCCAGCTAGTGTCCACGCTTGCTTTTCTTCAAACCATATCTCTGTGATCGACGTAACCTTGTGCGCTGCCACAGCAACTATGTAATCAACATACTCTTGGTTTGTGCCACTGGATTCGTGATAACGAAGGTCAAGCGGCATTGCCGTAGTGCCAAACACGACCTTGCGCGGGGTAGAAGGGTCAAGGCTGACGTTCAGGCGTGATAGCTGGGTCCTTGGCATCTTTGGGCCAAACAATTCCATCGACACGCCGCTCAGGACTGTGCTGATAGCCATTGGAATAAGAACTGCGCCCAATGGTGGGAATATAATAAAAGCACCCACTAATAGCGCGGCTACGGCAAGGCTTTTTACTATTTTACCCACGGCCAACACTCCAGCACTTGTCCCACATGTCGCGTGAGACTTTCTCTAAGCCGTCATCCGAAACGAAATAGGCGAAGCCACCCATTACTACACCAATGCTGTCATCAAAGAAAGCCAAGTCGCCTCTTTGTGCGTTGCCTATTGCAACCTCTGGGAACTTGCCGTCAAGCGTTGCCTCCAGCGTCCCAGCGCCAATCTCTTTGATGACCTTGAGACTACCCTTGAGGCTATCATACTTGCCACGGAACTCAGGCATTGGGTCTTCGCCTGTGACAGCCTCAACGGCCCCTGCGGCGAACAGGCAGCAATCATTGACGCCATACTCAAAGGGTTCATGCCGCTTGATGGCGATGTAGTCAGCTAAAGCCTGTTCCCAAGTCGATATTCTCATCGAAAGTTCTCAACCCCATCAAATTCGCCACTACCTCCGCCACGGCCATAGCCGTAGCTTCCAGCTTCAGCTATACCGTTGGCAGCAGAAATAGATGCCGCACCGCTTAAATCACCAGCATCAAAAATGTTCTGAATAAGGTAAGTTTTGTTTTGTGCGCCAGCGATGCTTACTAAATAATTCTCGATTGTAAGCGTCACGGTCTGGCTACTTGGGCTACCGTTGATACTGACCTCGTTCATGTAACCCGTGTAGTAAGGTATGATAGAGCCAACTTGGTTTTCGTCTTGGTCAACGCAATAGAACCAAAGCCTTGCAGTGCGGCCCTGCCACTTTGACTTATCTCCGATAAGATTTAGAAAGTCAGCATCATTTACAATTAACCCACTCATGGAAATGCTGACTGTATCTGCGCCTGTTTCATTATGTTTTACAGCAGATACATTTATTAAATTGTGATCGAAACTATCGTAAGTCCCATCCAGTTCAGAATCGCCTGATGCAGAAATAACCTTATTGTACAAGCCGCTTGTGCCGCGCAGAACATCGCCAACAAAGTCAGCGTATATCAGAACGCGCCAATTAACGACTGTGGCTTCAAGCGCAGTTTGCGTGGTTGCGTCAACCATTAGAAGGACTCCCGTAAGTTCAGCGAGAGGCTATACACATAACCATTCTCAACCGAAAGCGTTGGCTCCTCTACCATATACATTAAGCAGTATGGATTTTCGTATTCTACAGGCGCATTATTAGCCGGAGAAACCCTTACAGGTGGCTCAAACGTAAGGGTTGCGATACCAGATGCGTTTGAAACAACATTCTCAGTCAACTGCAAAAGCTGGTCGTTAATGGTCACGAACTGACCAGCCTGTAAGACCGTGCTTGACACAGGCCAGCCAGTAGTACTCAGAGTGCGGCCAGTCTGCCCCGAACCATTAACTAATGGCGTTGCACTGAAGGTTTGATACAGGTTGGTAGTAAAGTTGAGGCTTAAAGACCCAACAGCAGTGGTGGTTATGTTTGGAGCCTGAGCCGTCGAATCAACAGGAACCCGAAAGTCGTTTGCTGCGCCACGCGCCTTAGCAATGAACGAGCGCCAAGCGTTTACGTTGGCCGTGCCTACGATTGGGGGGAGCGAGAGTTGGCACTCCCACCAGCCACGCCCAGATGCCAAGGTCTGTCTGCGACCCGTCCACTCCGACACATTGGTCTGCGATGGCATGACCAAGCGCCATGACATGCCGTTGGGCTTAGGGGATGAGGGATATGTGATTGTCGCCATTACTGCATTGCTCCACCGAGGCGCGGTCTGCGAAGACCCGCAATTGTCCGCGACTCTGCCGCTGCGATGATAGCCGGAGCAGCCTCAAGGATGCCTTGTTGAACCTGTGCGCGAACAGCCGCTGGGTCGTTTGAGCCACGGGCGTCTACGCTTATGCTAATAGGGCTTCCGCCACCGCCGCTAGGAAGATTGCGATTAGGAATGATCGTTCCACTGCCACCGGGGATGAACAACTCTGGACCTTGCTCACCGACCATGTACGGACGGTTCTTGCCGACAGAGCCGCCAATGGCTTTCTTTGTAGGGTCTGCAATGCCTAACGCTGTACTAAGTCCACCACTAACTATACCTACAATTTGCTTTACAACAAAGAGCCTCAGCAGTTCATCAATGACTGCGCCAATAATACCTTTCATGGCATCCCTAAACGACATGGCTCCAGTTATCATGCCCTTAAAAGAGTTAGCTACAGCAGTTCCGATTGCTTCAAATGAGTTCTTTATATCTTCATTCTTCTCTCTTATTTTTGCATCATCCATTGCTTTTTTGAGCCTGCCAACCGCTTCCGTAGCGGCATCAGCCCCAACGCCACTGGCTTCGCCAGTTTCCTTGCTCAATGCGTCAAGCACGGCCTGTGCCGCAGCTTGATCTGTTTCAAACTGCGTCATGCCTGTATGCAAAGCATCATACTTTTTAATAAGATCATCTATCGGACCAGTCGCAGTGGCTTTGATTGCGTTCATAAAGCCAATTTGAAGGTCTGTAGTCATCTTTTCATTTTTCTGAATACTCTCATACTGCGTTTCTAGATCGCGCAGTTTTTTGACGTAGTCAGGAACTGATTTTGTTGTCAGATCATCTGTAGACTTTTTAAACTTCTCGACTTCTTCGTTGGCTTGTTTGAATTGCTTGAGATAGTCTTCAGCAGGATTTTTGGCATCGCCAAATGCGTCCGTGACACCAACCAACTTTGTTTCAAATTCACCTAAAGTTAAATTGCCAGCTTCAAACTCTGCAATTACAGCCTTTTGAGCAGCGCGCAATTTATCGGTTTCAGAGACAACTTTCGGCTTCTTATCTCTTTTATTATCTGGCTTCACAAGTGAAGCGTCAAGAATACCCCGATCAAATGACTCTTGACCTAAATCAGCACCTTTTTCATACGAAAGTGCTTTATTTCTGTTAAGAATATACTGCTTAAGTTTTTGGTCGCCCTTTTTAAATAGATTTTCAATTTCCGCACCAGCAGTCTTTGAGCCTTTAGCTAATTCATTAAAAGCAGCGTCTGCCACAGCATAAAACGCCTGAACGTCTTTGCGGCCATTATCTAAGTTTTTAACAAAGTCTTTATTAAAAACGCCGGGGAACATACCTTCGTCTGGTGTGTATACAGCGCCAAGTGCATCAGCCCCAATGTTCTTCATGCGCTGAAAAAAGCCGGGGTCAACAACACTTGTAAATTGAGATTCCGCAGCGGCAGCAGCTTCTGCCGCCAGAACCCTTAGATTGGCAATCTTCGCAAGTGTGTTTAAGCGAGTTTCGGTTGTGTTGCTTTTGATCTTGCCCGTGGACAAGTCAAACATATCTCCTAGTGAAGACTGAGCCTCGCCAAGTGAGGATGATGCTATTTCTAACTCAGCTGCCTTGTCACTGGCGGAAGTCAGTACTTGTATTAGGTAGCTTATTGCCATTGTGCCAATCACAAGTGCAGCGCCCCAAGGTCCGGCCAAGAAGCGTCCAACAGCGCCAAGCTTACCTTCCATCATAGACAGCGCAAAACCGACTTGACCGATTTGTTGGTTAAACGCCTGAACAGGGCTTGCGCCAGTTGATACACTGGTCGCAAAGTCGTTAATCTGCATACCAAGCTGTTGAGTACCTTGACGCGCTTGGCGAAGCGCCTTGGACTGCGCGTCAATAGCATTGTTATAACGCTTACCGTTGCGAATAACGGTATCCGTAGATGAGGCAAGAGTCGTGTTGGCGGCAGTTAACTTCTTGGTTTCAGCCTCAAGCGCACCAACGCGATTAATCAGATTGGCAACTGACTCCATGCCCTGCGTATGGGCAATAATATTGAAATCAAGATTATTTTGAGCCACGCTGTTTCTGCCTCTCTGCGTCTAGCTTGAAATAAGCGACCCACTCGTTATAGTGCGAAATTGATATTTCTTCAATCTCTGAGATGCTTTTACCAAGCCGATCCGCCAAGGTCAGTAAATTGAACCTAAACGGATCGTCTGTTAGTTTTTTTCAGCTTCCTCAACGCTAGTCCCGCTCATGAACGCAGCGGCGACTGTCGAGATGACGCCAACCTCTTCGCGCATCAGAATCGCCTTGTCCTCAAGCGTAAACAGCTTTTCGCCTTGGCCTGTCTCCGCTTTGAGAATAATCAAATCGACCATCGCCTCAAACGATGCAGAGTTAAGGAACTGGGGATGCTTGCGCTGTATGCGGTTTAATTCGCCAGCAAGCAGGGGGCCGTAGTAGACCTTTTCCGGCGTCCCCTTCTCACCCCATTCTGCGACCTCAATATGTGTCTTGGTCGATGTACGCTCTGCAATACGCTTTGAAATACTCATAAATTATATCCTTTGAAATTAAACCGTAGCGGAAGCAAGCGTACCAGTACCTTGAACAGTGATTGTTGATTCCACCATACCGTCAAAGCTGCCAGTGACAGTCTTGCCAGTTACGATTGCTTGGCCGAAGAGATAAACGTCCCCAGCAGTTGCACCTTCTGGCATGAAGCGCACAGCGACTTCAGCGCCAACAATAAGTGCGCCTTGGCCTGTTGTGTCAAGTTCATCCCAGAATACGTCAATCGAACCCGTCCACGCTTTGAGCGTAGTTTTGAAAGTGCGATAGCTGTCACCCATCGAAGTGTCTTCCGCAGTGTCAGCGGTTTCTTCAATCGAGTACGAACGGATTTCAAGCACGTTGTTGGTTGTACCAACGCGGACTGTGCCTTCTGAACCAGTATGAGTTGCCATCTAAGTAGTCCTTACGCCAAGGTGGACAGCGTCAAAGCACCAGTGCCTTGAAGCGTGATTGTGGATTCGACCATGCCGTCGAAGCTACCTGTTACAGTCTTACCTGTTACAATTGCATCACCGGAATAATACTTTTCACTCTGACCAGCCGTTGCACCTTCTGGGAAGAAGTTTGCTGTGACAGTAGCGCCGACAACAAGAGCAACCTGACCGTTCGTGTCAGTCTCATCCCAGAACACATCAACCGATCCGGTCCACGCCTTCAGTGTTGTCTTGAACGTGCGATAAGCATCGCCCATCGAAGTGTCTTCAGCAGTGTCCGCTGTTTCCTCAAGCGAATAAGAACGGATTTCAGCAATGGCGTTCAAGCCAACGCGAACAGTGCCTTCGCTACCAGTATGAGTTGCCATTACTCTTTCTCCTCTTTCGCCGCAGCCTTAGCCTTGGGCTTGTCTTTAACAGGTGTCCAGCCATTAGCGGCATAACGTTCTAAATCAACAGCACAGGCGAGTATCTCATCACCAGTAGCATTATAAACTTTAACCATCTTCATCGCGCAGTCTCCACATCCGTTATACTGGTTATGTATTCTACGGTGTAGACCAGCCTTGCGGACGCAATTGATTTCTCGCCTTCTACATTAATATCTATCTCAGTGCTAGTTAAAATGCAAGATTTGGCAAGGCCGTTCAAAGTGAAGTCGGCAGCTATGGCCTCTTCCGCCGATACGCAGATCGTATCAATGGAATCCGACACCGCAGTGCTGCTCCCCTTAATCATGATGTCAATGGCCACGTTGATTACCCGGCGAAGTGTGCGAGAACCGATTGTGATGAGCGAACTGCTCTCATCCGTCGTATATACGCAGATCGCCGGCAACTTGGAATCGTCCAAGGCATAGCGGCGCATCTTGTAGACGTTCGCGCCAGTGGTAGGCAGACCCGTGACGAGCGTAGCCACCCGATCCCTAATCTGTTGCCTCACATGGCTCATGCTATACCTTTTCGAGAATAAGTGTGGTTACACCAGTGCCGTCAGTCAAAACAACGCGCACAGTGTAAGTTACCGTGCGAATGATAATCTCGTCCCCGTCAGCAGCCGCTGGAACGTCAGCCGTGCGGCAAACGAACTGAGGCGAGGGGATGGTGATGTCCATTAGGTCGGTAGCATTGCGGCTCGCCTGTGGCGCATCAAAGATGCCCAGAACAGACGAAGCACTGCCGCCCACTGGTGTGTAGGTGGCAGTGTCCGCGAAATCGTCGAGTTCGAAGAAATCTAGAATATCAGCGGTAGACTCAACGCCCATTGCGCTTTGTTCCACGCGAGATCACTGGATCACGATGCTCGACCTTTGGGGCTTCAGCTACGCGAACAGCTTCTTCAAAGATTTCGATCTTCTTAGCAGCCAAAAGCACTACAGCTTCATGCGCAGGAAGCGTGACAATATCGCCCTCATTAACTGGGCCTTGTGATGTTACTACACCACGGATGCACTTGTACTGCATAGCATTCTCCAAAGAAGTCGAGGGCTGATACGACTTCCAAATATCAGCCCTCAACATTTCTTATACCGTGTCGTTGTTGTATGCGAACGAGACTGCGTTGCGAAGTGCAACGTCAACAGTCTGAAGCGCAACAATGCGAACGGTTCCGGTGCTGGATGCTGTGTATGGATCAACCGTCAGGTCGAGGCCACCCCACATACCAATCAAGCAGTCAGCGAAGTTACCGAAGTAAACGTTGCCAGCAGTTGACTGCTGAGTGCGGATTACGTTGTAACCATTTGCTTGACCGCCTTCGAGGACGAACATGCCCGAACCAGCGTCCTTAGCTTTCGTCTTCAGACCGCCGTAAGTGGCTGCGTCCGTGATGTAGGCCAAGTTGCCGAACAGAGCGTTGTCTTCTGCAACAGCAGTTTCCATCGCAACCATTTCAGCAAAGGTTGGTACAGCAGCAGCGAATGCAGTTGGCTTGTTGACACCGGAGGTGTTCAAGATACCTGTTGGCTGACCGGACGATCCCGAACCTTCCAATGCGCCCTTGTCGATTGCCAAGGCCAG